GGGTGTGCTGGCGGGCATCCCCGCGGGCATGTCGGCCACCTACGCCCCCCTGACGGAGCTGACCGCCGTGACGCCCCGCTCCACACAGGAACAGGAGGCGGCCATCAAAGCGGGCAAGCTAATCCTGATCCACGACGGCGTCAAGGCCAAGATCGCCCGGGGCGTCAACTCCCTGACCACCATCCCCGCCACGGGGAAGGCGGACTGGAGCAAGATCAAGATCGTGGAGGGGATGGATCTCCTCACCTACTATCTGCGCACCACCATCCAGGACGAGTATGTGGGCCGGTACGCCAACACCTACGACAACAAGTGCGTCCTGGTGACCGCCATCCAGACCTTCCTGGCCGAGCTGGAGGGCCAGGGGGTGCTCTCCTCCGGGGAGAGCTGGGCGGAGATCGACGTGGAGGCTCAAGAAAAGTGGATGCGCTCCCAGGGCATTGAGACGGCGGATATGACCGCGCAGGAAATCAAGGAGTATCAGACCGGGAGCTGGGTCTTTGTCCGGGTGGGCGGCCGCTTCGTCGACGCCATGGAGGACTTCCAGCTCTCCGTGGACAACCTGTAAGGAGGGATAGACATGGCAAGAACCATTGACAGCGCCAGGCGGGTCATTTCGGGCACCTGGGGCGAGCTGTGGATCGACGGGGAGAAGGTGGCGGAGGTCTCCGCCTGTCAGGCCAAGCTGGCGCTGAACAAGGAGACCGTCAACCTGTGCGGCCGGTTCATGACCACCCACAAGGCCATGAACGCCAGCGGCACCGGGAGCCTGACGCTGCACAAGGTGGACTCCGGCTTCGCCCAGAGGATGGAGGGCATCAAGCGCGGCGTGGACCGGCGCTTCACGGTGATCTCCAAGCTGCGGGACCCGGACAGCTACGGCGCGGAGCGGGTAGCCCTCTATGATGTCAGCTTCGACGACCTGACCCTGGCCGACTGGCAGGCCGCCGCCGTGGGCTCGGTGACCGCCCCCTTCACCTTCAGCGACTATGAGTATCTGGACCAGATTGAGGTGCAGTGAGAAGCGCGGAGGGTAGGCGCACAGGGGAGCTAAGAGGACATGGAAGCGAAAAAACAGGAGACGGGCGCAGCCCGGAGCGCCGCAGCGTTAAGCCAAAGCGCCAGCGGCGCTTTGGCAGCGGAGGCCGCAGCGGCTATGCCGCGAGGAGGGAACCCGGCTAGAACGGCGGGCGGCCACAAGGGCCGCCCCTACGGCGGTGCGCCCAACCCGCAGCGTGACAATGAGAAGCGCGGAGCGCCCGGGAGCAGGGGAACAGCGAAGCCCGCAGATGAAAAAGCAGTTGCGCCGCAGGCGCAAGGCGTTTTTCACGGAGGGGTGAGCAGTTGCCCGCCGCGGAGGGCGCGGAGCGTGACAGGAAGAAAGGAGAAGAAGTATGACGGATTTGTTGGCGCTTCTGCTTCGGCCGGAGCTGCCCAATGTGCAGAAGGAGCTGCCCACGGCGGAGTACCGCGTCAAGCGGCTGAGCGAGGCGCTGGGCACGGACGTAGTATTCAAGCTGAGGGCGCTGCCCTACGGAAAGGTAAAAAGCATCCGGGATTCGGTAGCGGGCGACCCAGGGCTGGATATCCTGCTGGCCGGCTGCGTGGAACCCGACCTGAAGGCGAAGGAGCTGAAGGAGAAGTACGGCGGGGCCACCCCGGCCGAGACGGTGAAGGCCATGCTGCTGCCCGGAGAGATCGAGGATCTCAGCCGGGCGGGGGAGCGGCTGTGCGGGTTCCGCCGCATCACCATTGATGAAGTAAAAAACGCCTGACGGAGGGCGGCGACACAGAGCTGGAGCTGGCGTACTACCTGTTCCACAAGCATCACTGGACACCGGAGATGTACTACGGCATGGGCCAGGGAGGCCGGGACCTGACTCTGGCGTTCGCCCTCCATGAGCTGGAAGAGAAGCGCGGAGGGTAGGCGCACAGGGGAGCTAAGAGGGCATGAAGGCGAAAAAACAGGAGACGGGCGAAGCCCGGAGCGCCGCAGCGTTAAGCCAAAGCGCCAGCGGCGCTTTGGCAGCGGAGGCCGCAGCGGCTATGCCGCGAGGAGGGAACCCAGGTAGAACGGCGGGCGGCCACAAGGGCCGCCCCTACGGCGGTGCGCCCAACCCGCAGCGTGACAGTGAGAAGCGCGGAGCGCCCGGGAGCAGGCGGGCCGATGTGGGCATCGGCCCCTACGGCCGTGCGCCCAACCCGGAGCATGACAGAAAGCGGGAACGCGGGCCGATGTGGGCAGAAGGTGAATTGCCCCAAGGGGGCAAGAGAGACCGCCCTGGGGCGTCGGCCCCTACGGCCGTGGAGCCAACCCGGAGTGTGACACGGAGAGGCATGGACACAAACGAAAACGCCGCCCCCGGAAGGGGGCGGCGGAGGGGCTATACCTTGGGCGGGATGCTGGCCCACACGGCCCACGCGATACAGGCCAGGGCGAGGGGCAGAAAGACGGCCTGGTATCCAGGGCCAAGGAAAGGGGCAAGGGTGAAGGAGAATACGAGCATGCCTGCCGCAGCCAGCCAGACCAGCCACAGCAGGCCGCGGCTGGTCGCCCGGAACCGGTAGGAGAAGGTATTCATGCGGGCGTTGAGCGCCTCCAGCTCGGCGGTCTTTTCGTTCAACTGGCGCTCCAGCTCGGCGAGGAAAGCGCCCTCCGGCGCGCCTGCGTCGGCATCCCGCTGGGAGTGGGGGCCAATGGATACAACGGCGTCCAAAAGGGTGTCAAGCTCTGCTGCAAGCTGCGCGCGGCGTTCCTCCGGCGTCATGGAAGCCCTCCCCCTTTCTATTTGCAGTTCGATTATAGCATACCAGGCAGGAAAGTCAACAGGAGGTGAGGATATGGCGGAGGAAGTGGGCATTGTCATGACACTGTACGACCGGGTGAGCCCAACGCTGAAAAGCATTGCCGGGAGCAGCAGGGCGTTTGACAAGAGCCTGGACGAGCTGGAGGCCAGCCTGAAGGCGTATGACAAGGCACAGACCGAGCTGGTCGGCCACTCCGCAGATCTGAAAAAGGCGATCGCCGAGACGGATGTAAAGGTCAGGGAGGCCCAGAAGAGCTACCGCAAGCTGAAGGACGAAACCAGCAAGGGCGCGCTGGACGACGCCATTGACGAGCAGGCCAGGCTGCGGCGGGAGCTCAGCGACACCGAGGCCGCCATCAAGGAGAACAGCGCCGCCTATCAAGACCTCTACAAGCAGGCGCGGAACGCGGCCTCCGCCATCAGCAAGGCCGACAACCGGGCGGGAGGCGAAAAGAGCGGCACAGGACTGGGCGGACTGGCAAAGGGGCTGATGGCAGCCGGGGTCAAAAGCCTTTGGAGCGACGCGCTGGGGAAGGTGGGGGATGCTTTCCTGAGCAGCGCGATCGGGGAGCTGGAGGCGCGTATGGCCTCATCGATCCTGTCCGGGGCGGTTTCCGGAGGCTCCATGGGTGCGGTGTTGGGCGGGCCCGGGATCGCGGTGGGCGCTGTTGTGGGGGCCCTGGCAGGTGCGGTCTCAGGCCGCGCGGAGATCTTTGAATCAAAGGACCAGGCGTTCAAAAGCTACGTGCAAGAGGCGGCGGAGGGGCAGCTCTCCGCCCAGAAGGAGGCCGTCACCTCCGGTTCCTCCATTGCGGGCGGGCGGGAACAAAAGCAGATGGCCTTTACCACCCTGCTGGGCTCGGAGGAGGAAGCGGCGGCCTTCCTGGCCGACGTGCAGGACATGGCCGCCATGACCAACTACACCTACGACGAGATCACGGGGTACGCCAAGAGCCTGGTCAAGCCCTTCGGGGCGGACAAGTCCCTGGATATCCTCACTACTCTGTCGGATGCGTCCGCCGCCCTCTTCCTCAACGAGAGCGACAACGCGGTGCTCATCGCGGGCCTGAGCCGCATGAAGCTGACGGACAAGACCACCCAGGAATACCTCAACTACTTCTCCGAGCGGGGCATCGACGTATACGAGGCCCTGAGCAAGTGGGGCGACGCCGCCGCGGTGGCGGAGAAGGTGACCCGCGGGGAGATCAGGGGCTCCGAGGCCGTGGAAGAGATCCTCGCCTACATGCAGGAGCAGTACGGCGGCCTGTCGGAGCAGATGGCGGGCACCTATGAGGGCATGGTGGACAACCTGGCCGACGCGGAGGCCAACGCAGAGGCGGCCTACGGCGAGGGCTACAACGAAAAGCGGAAAGAGGGCATCCAGGCCCAAATGGACTGGCTGAACAGCGGCGCCATGGACGAGGCCAACCGGGCCATCGGCGCCTGGCAGGCCGAGCTGGAGAACGCGAAGGAGCAGTACCAGCGGGAGGCCGTGGAGGCCATGATGGAAACCGACGAGTACCAGCAGGCCCAGG